GCTTCTCGCCGTCGTGAACAAGGCGGCCGCGATCGTCGGCAACCGCAAGCCGTTCGAGTCCGTGGTCATCCCCGGCCGCGACGGAACCTCGGCCCTCACGGACGAGGACATCCTCAAGGTCCGCGCGCGCAAGGCCGCCGGCGTCACGATGCCGCAGGCGCACGCGATCTACGAGCAGCTCGCCTGATCGCGGTCCGACGATGAGCGACGCAACGGAAGCCGAGAAGGCAGCCGATCCGACGATCGACGAAGTGACGGGCGAGGCCCTGAGCGACGCCGAGATCATCGCGCGCCGCTCCGCCGACATTCACACCGACGAGGCGAAGGGGAATGAGCACGTGAAGGTGTTCGTTCTCCCTCCCGGCGTGAAGCCGACGGAGGCGAACGGCTACGATCACAGCGCGAACAAGGCCGCGACGCGGCAGTACGCGCTCTCCCAGGGAATGCGCCCGATTGACGACGTTCGACTCGTCTCGATCAAGCAGCACGCGAACGGGATCTCGTGGGTACTGACGTACGTCGTCGAGGTCGCGGTCGCCGAGCGGATCGCCGAGCCCTCGGGCCCGGATATCGTACTGCAGGGCGAGGACGCACCCGCGAACACGGACGGCGCCGGACACACCCCCGACACGTCCGACGAGAAGGGCGAGCCCGGCCACGAGGCCGGCGCGCCCGCAGATCAGGGCGGCGAGCCGAACAAGGCTCCCGCCGACGAGAAGTCCGCCGAATAAGCGCGTGACGACGACGAGGGGCCGGCATTCTTCGGGGGGTGCCGGCCCCTCGCTCAATCGAGGGAGACAGACATGGCCGCTACGCCGTGGGCAACTATCGCAGACGTCGACGAGATCACGGGGAAGACAGTCACGGAGAAAGAACGCGGGATCGCGGTCCGCTCCCTCGAGACGATCATCGGCGTGATCGAGGTCGTCGATCGTCCGGATATCTCGGATCGTGATCGGTATTGGCTCAAGCTCGCGACGTGCTACCAGGCCGCGTTCGTGCTCGATAACCCCGATCTCTTCTCGCGCGCCGACGTGACCTCGGCCTCGCAGGATGGGGAGTCCGCGAACTTCCGCAACGTCGACGCGCACCTGCTCGCCCCGCTCGCGCGGAAGAGCATCCGCCGCCTGTCGTGGCGCAGTCTCACGCGCTCGAAGGACCGCGCCGCGCAGCGCGGGCCCCTGAACATTCTCTCGGAAGAGTACGACGACTCGCTCGCGTGGAAGTCCGTCGGCTCGTGATCGTCGCCACTACCCGCGCCGCCCTTCTCCGCGGCTCGTCGACTGACGGCCTCGGCGACGAGGTCGACGCGACGACGATCGTCCCCGGCTTCGAGGACTTCCCGATCTCGATCATTGAGCGCGACGGAACGGAGTTCGATCAGGCGTCGAGCACGTGGCGCAGCGTGCGGAAGCTCATCGGCCGCGTCTCGGCGAACGTCCCGGTCGACGAGGGCGATCGGATCAAGGATCTCCGAGACGGCAAGATCTACGCCCTCGACAACTTCCGGCGCACGGCGCGCGGGCTTTCCGGCCGCTCGTCCGTTACTATCAGACTCAGGCGCACGGACTCGTAAACGGTTCAGCCTATCAGACACTAGCCCGTAAAGGGGGTGAGCAGAATGACGACGCGCATACGCATTACGCGAGTCACGGACGGCGACGATATCGCCCGACAGATGCTCCCCCACATGGAAGCCCTCGGGCAGGCCGTCGGAGTCCGGATGCAGCGCCTCGTCCCGAAGCGGACATGGGCCCTCCACGACACGATCGAGACGGAGTCCGAGCTCAAGGGCTCGCGCGTGACGATGACCGTCGGCTTCGGGGACGATGACGAGGTGGACTACGGCCTCGCCGTCGAACGCGGGACGTCGAAGATGCGCGCGCAGCCGTTCGCCCGCCCGGCGCTCTTGCAGTCGAAGGCCGGCGATCTGAACTACCGCGGCGCCGGCATCCGCCGGCACGGCATCCGTACGATCACGAGCCGCCGGACGCGGCTCCGCGCGAGAGGGGCCGGCGCATGAGCCCCGTCCCTCCGGGCCCGTACTACCCGACGAACGCCCTCGTGGCGGTCGCATGGCTCGGGCAGCGCGTCCCCGGCCTCGTGCCCGGCATGGTCGCGACGCGGCTCCCGCGCGATCTCGCAGCGTGGGCCGACCTCGGCTTCGTACAGGCGACGATCGTCACCGGGACGCCCGACGTCGACGTGCCGATCCGCCGGCCGCTCGTGCAGATCGACGCCTGGGCGCACTCGCCCGACGGCGTCAAGCCGCCCGTGAACAAGGCCGCCCGCCTCGCCGAACTCGTGCGCGTGGCGACGGAACTCCCGACGGCGAAGTACTCGACGCCGGTCGCCATGCCGGCGAACTACGCCGGCGCCGTCGTCCTCTCGGCGTACGTCGTGACAGAGCCCTACGAAGTGACCGACGATCCGAGCGGCTTCGCCCGGATCTCCCTCGATCTCGTGCTCGAATGGGCGCGCGCATGAGCCCCCGTAAACCGACAACCGATAGGAAGGATGACGCCGTGGGAACTCACAAGATCCGAACGACGATCACCCCCGGCGAAGTCCTGACCGTGGACGACGCCACGCTTCTCGATCTGACTCGCCAGGGCCTCGTCCTCGACGAGAAGAAGTCGAAGGCACTCGACAAGAAGGACGACGAGGCGGCCGCAGCCGCCGGCGAGTCCGCCGACAAGAAGGGAGAGTGACGTGCCCGTTACCTCTACGAATCTGATTCAGGGGCCCGCGACGGTCTACGTCGCACCCTTCGGAACCGCCGACCCGGCGACGATCGCGACCGCTCCGGCGCTCGCGTGGGTCGACGTGGGCGGCACGAAGGGCGGACTGGAGCTCAACGTCTCGAGCGAGTTCGCGACGCTGACCGTCGACCAGATCGTCGATATCATCGAGTCGCGCCGCACCGGCCGCGAGGTCACGGTGAAGACGACGATGGCCGAGGCGACGCTGGAGAACATCGCGCAGGCGATCGCGAACGCGGCTCCGGTCGCGAAGGTGCTCGAACTCGACGACGGCCTGACGGCGTTCAAGCCCGCGTACTCCGCGATCCTGATCGACGGTATCGCGCCGGGCGGCTTCAAGCGCCGGATCATCGTCCGGAAGACGCTCCCGACGGATGCCGTCGGCATCGGCTACAAGAAGGATGACCAGACGGTCGTCCCGGTCACGTGGAAACTGCACTGGGTTTCGACCGTGATCAAGTCCCTCAAGATCGAGGACGCAACGTCCTAACCGATCCGCGCCGCCGGCGGCCCTACACCCGTCGCCGGCGGCGCGCCACAACCCCCGATAACTACCCCCGAAAGAAGAGACAGAGATGACTAAGCGCAGCGAACCGATCGCGACACTCGAGCACGTCGAAGGCGCCGCGGAGGCGTGGGCGACGAGCGAAGAGCGCCTCCCCGTGTTCTCCGTCCGTCGGCCCATCTTCGACGACGACGGCAACCCGACCGAGGACTCCGAACTCGTCACGTACACAATGCCCGCGAAGCCGAATCCCGGATTCGCGCTCAAGTACCTCAAGCTCGCCCGGACGATCGGCGACGCCGCGTCCTCGTGGCTGATCGAAACGGCGTGCGGCGAGGAAGCCTACGACGCGCTCGCCGATGATCTGATCACGTACGAAGAGAACAACCCCGGCCAGTCCGTGACGCTTCTCCGGAAGATCGCCGAGCGCATTCAGACGGCCGCGATGGGCGGGCTTGACGCCGGCCCAAAAGTCTGACCGACCTATTCCGAGCGAGGGCTGAACAGATCATGTGGATTGTCGAAGAGGAAGCCGAGGCGGACGTCGCCTCGGACCTCTCGGCGTTCCATCGGATCGACGACGTCGACGCGATCGACGGGCCCCGTTACTTCTCCCTCGCGCAGCGCCTCACGGCCTACAGTGGCGTCCGTGCCGCCGTCATCGCCGAGAGGCGCTATCGGGAAGAGCACGGCGGCAGCGGGGCGCAGAGCAGCCGAGGCGGCGCTACGCAGGCGCCGGAGGCGGCGGTCCTCGCCGAAGTCTCGGAGTGGGTCGAACACGTCAAGCCGGAAAAGGAAGGGTAACCCGTGGCCGGTCAGGTAGTAGCCGAGGGCATCGTCGTCATTGACGCCGACGCGAAGGGCATCGGCCCGAAAATCGCGAAGGATCTCGACGACAACCAGGGTGCGGTCGCGGCATCCGGGCAGGGGATCGGCCGGTCGATCTTCGGTGGCATCGTCGGCGGCTTCGCGGCCGTCGGCGGAACGCAGGCCCTCTTCGGCTACTTCACCGGCGCGATTGGCGGCGCCTCGGATCTGAACGAGACGCTGTCGAAGTCGCAGACGATCTTCGGGGCGAACGCTGGGGCGCTCGAGTCGTGGGCCTCTGGCGCTGCCCAGGCGGTCGGCCTCTCGAAAGCGGCGGCACTCGACGCGGCGGCGGGCTTTGGGAACATGTTCACGCAGCTCGGTTTCACCGGCGACGAGGCGGCAGGCCTGTCGCAGAAGGTCGTGCAGATGAGCGCCGACCTCGGCTCATTCAACAATGTGCCGACGGCGGACGTCGCCGATCGCATATCTGCCGCCTTCCGCGGGGAGTATGACTCTCTGCAGGCGCTCATCCCGAATATCAGCGCCGCGCGCGTCGAGCAAGAAGCTATGGCCGCGACGGGCAAGACGAACGCCGCCGAGCTCACGGCGCAAGAGAAGGCCGCGGCCGTGCTCGCGATCGTCCAGAAAGACGGCACCGCCGCGATGGGCGACTTCGAGAAGACGAGCGACGGCGCCGCGAACAAGCAGAAGATCCTCACGGCATCGCTCGAGGATCAGACGACGAAGCTCGGATCGGCGCTCCTGCCGGCGTGGAATAACGTTCTGTCTTTCATGACCGACACTGCGCTCCCCGCCTTCGGGTGGCTCATCGACAACATGCCGCTCGTCGGCTCTGTGCTCGGCGGGCTCGCGGCCGCCCTCCTCGTCGTTTTCGCGCCGGCGATATGGGGCGCCGTGACGGCCACGTGGGCGTTCACCACTGCGCTACTCGCGAACCCGCTTACATGGATCGTCATCGGCATCACGGCACTCGTCGCCGGGATCATTTGGCTCGCGACGCAGACGACCTTCTTCCAGGACGTGTGGACGAACGTCACCAACGCGATCGGCACGGCGTGGGATTGGCTCTGGACGACTGTCCTCCAGCCCGTATTCCAGGCTATCGGCGAGGTCTTCACGTGGATCTACGAGAACATCATCCTGCCGATCGTTACCGGCATCATGATCTACGTCGGGCTTTGGGCGGCTGTCATCACATGGCTGTGGGAGACGGTGATCTCCCCCGTCTTCTCGGCGATCGGCGAGGTCTTCAACTGGATCTGGAACTCGATCATCATGCCGATCATCGGCTTCATCGAGGCGGCGATCCAGGGCGCCGGGATCGTATTCCAATGGCTCTATGCGAACGCGATCAAACCCGCCTTCGACGGCGTCGCCACGGCGTTCAACTGGGTATGGGCGAACGTCATCTCGCCCGTCGTCGGATTCATCTCGGACGCGATTACGAACGTCGGAAACACGATCCAGAGCGTCTTCGGCGGCATCGGCACTTTCATCGGGAACGCCTTCCAGGGCGCCCTCTCCGTCGTGCGCGGACCGATCAACGGAATCATCGGCCTCGTGAACTCGGCTATCCGCGGGATCAATCAACTCAAGGTGACGATCCCTGACTGGGTGCCGATCGTCGGCGGGCAGACGTGGGGCCTCAATATCCCGACTATCCCCATGCTCGCGAAGGGCGGCGTGATCACCGGAAGCGGCTCCGTCCTCGTCGGCGAGAAGGGTCCGGAGATCCTGAACCTCGGCCGCGGCGCTTCCGTCGTGCCCCTCGATCGCGCCTCGACGGACCGCGGCAGCGATGCGCCTTTCATCGGCGGCGACCTCGTGATCAACGAGGCCGAAGATCCCCTCGGGACTGAGGGCCGGATCGCGGCGGAACTCCGCAAGTGGAGGAAGAAGTAATGCCGACCCTCGTCGAACTCATCTCCGCGACGGACTCGATCACGTTCGCCCCGACGCCCGACGTCGCGGGCGGATGGGTCTACAACAACGTGACCCTGGACGAGTGGTATCGCCTCGCGTCCGCGGATCCGAAACTCTCGAAGCGGCCGAACGCGCACGGCTCCTACAACCTCGGGCAGATCTTCACGAAAGAGCACCGCCCCGTCGTGAACGGGCAGTACTACGGGCAGAGCGTCGCCGACGCCCTCGCGCAGCGGCAGCGCCTCAACGCCCTCTTCTCGGACGGGCAGGCCGTGACGATGCGCGTTACCGACGAGCTCGGCGCGACGACGCGGCGCGTCTGGCTTCTCGAGGCCTCGACGACGTTCCAGCAGGGCTTCACGCACTTTCCCTTCGACCTCGCCCTCGTCGCCCCTGACCCTCGCCGCTACGGCGCGACCGTCTCCGATTCCGAGGGGATGCCGGCCGCCGGCACCGGTCTGCAGTGGAACCTCGGATCGCTCGCCCTCTTCTTCGACTGGGGGACGGCCGGCGTCGAGGGCATCGTGCAATTCACGAACACGGGAAGTTCGGCCACGCTCCCGGGTATCGAGGTAGGCGGCGCCGGCTCGTTCGACGCGGCCGGCTTCCGCGTGACGGAGATCGAGACAGGCCGCGAGCTCACCTTCGTACGCGCCACGAATTACGGCGAGGTGATCGTCTTCGACTCGCGGACGCAGCGGGCGACGCTCGCAGCCGGCGACGTGACGGCCTTCCTTCTCTCGCGGGATTGGTTTACGATCCCCGCCGGCGCGACGCGCCGCTATCAGATCAACCCCCTCGGAAGCGTGACAGGCTCGCCGACGATCACTATCTACGCCGCCCCGGCGAGCATGTAAGGGAGAATGACGACATGACACTCACGCGATCTTTCGTCCGCAACGCGGCGATGACGCCTCTCGACGCGCGGCTCATGAACATGGCGACGCTCGTATGCAACGCGGACGGATCGCCTCGGACGGGCGTCCTCGGCGGCGCGAATGCCTCGATCGTCTCGGCCCTCGCCACGTGGCACTTCCGCGTGCAAGCGGCGGAGTTCGCGTGCTCGAAAGGCAAGGCCGACGGCGTCACCCTACCGACGAACGACGGCGTCGTCGACGTCCCGATCGCCGCCGGCGCCCCGGCCTCGAACTCCCGGATCGATGTTCTATGGGTGAAGCACGGGGACAACACGACCGGAGACGCGGCGTCCCTGCCGATCTTCGGCGTGACCTCCGGCGCGGCCGCAGCGTCGCCCGTTGAGCCGGCGATCCCGACGGGCGCCCTCCGCCTCGCCACGCTCCGCGCCTACGCCGGAACGACCGGCGCATCCGGCGGCGCGAACATTCTCACGAACGTCTATCAGATGACCGCCGCTCGGGGCGGCGTCGTCCCCTTCCGTACGCTCGTCGAGCTCCAGGCGTGGACGAACCCCGTCGTCACGCAGCGCGCCGAAGTCCTCGCGAACTCGCGCATGTACGAATACAACGCGGCGGCATGGCGCCCGACGTCGCTCGTCGTCGCAGCGAAGACAGGCCTGACGATCCTCACGTCCTCGACCCTGACGACGTGCGTAACCGCGAACCTCCCCGCAGACGCGCCGGTCGGCGACTACCTCATCGCGTGGGAAGTGGTCACGGACGCCGGATCGGTCAACTCGCGCTTTCATCGCGTCGAGTGGGCCGGTGTCGAACTCACGGACTACTCGAACGATTACGTTTCGCAAGCCCCGATCGGCGGCCTCTATGGCGCCGGGACACTCGTCCGCGCGGCGTGGGGCGGCGGCGCGGCCGCGGTCGCGCTCCGCGTCCAGGTGAACGCAACCGGGCCGATCTTCCGATACGCCCGGATCTCGGTCCTCTACGTCGGACCGTCCTAAGTCAATGGCTGGCGTCTCTTACGCGCTCGCCGACTTCGTCACGGGCGGGCCGATCCTCGACCTCCCCGTGAAAGAGGGCGCCTCGTGGGGCGCGCAACTCAATCGCCCGGACACTGTCTCGTGCTCCGTCGACATGAACGATCCCGACGCGCTCGCCCTCGATCTCCGCTCGTCGAGTGAACCGAACAAGACGCTCCTGATCGCGCGCACGGACGACGACGTGGTTCTCGCGTGGGGCCTGATCGGCGACGACGGCCGCGAGTGGGACGAGGACTCGCGCACCCTCTCCCTGTCGGCGACGGGCGTCCTCTCGTCCTTCTTCGGGAAGACGATTATCGCGCCGAGCGCGGCGAAGACGGACTCCCTAATCACCCTTGACGGCGAAGGCTACCCCGTCGTCAACCCCGCGCTCAACTCGAGCTATGCCGGCTTGTCGCTCGGCTCGATCGGGAAGCGCCTCGTCGCCGCACGCCTCGCCTTCCCCGGCGCGCCGACCGTCTTCGACCTCCCGGCCGACGAGATCGGGACGCGCGAGCGCGCGTACCTCTTCGCCTCTATGAAGTCGATCGGCTCCGCCCTCGGCGATCTGACCGGCGTCGAGAACGGGCCCGACTTCGCCTTCGAGGCGCGACGCGGCGCAGGCCTCGGCCTTCGGTATCTCATGCGGCACGGCTCCGAGGCGAACCCCCGCATCGGCTCGGACGCGGGCTCGTGGCATCTCGGCGAGGGCTCGCCGATCACGGGCCTCAAGGTGAAAGACGCGATCGCCGCCGGCGCCTCGGCGGGATGGATGACCGCCGGCAAGCAAGCCGGCGCCGCGCTGATCTCGCGCGTCCTCAATCCCGCCCCGCTCGCAGCCGGCTACCCGCCCCTCGACCTCGTCGACACTTCGCACTCCGACGTCTCGGTGCAGGCAACCCTCGACGCCTACAACACGGAGAACATGCGCGACGCCGGCACGGCTACGCGAGACCTCTCGTTCACGGTGCGCGCCGACGCGACGCCCGCCCTCGGCTCGTATCGCCCCGGCGATACGATGATGATCGACATTCCCGACGGCCACCCCTGGCTCACAACCTCGATCCCGATCCGCATCACGTCGATCTCCGGCGACGAGGCGGGACTGGACGTCAAGATCGGATGCGTGATCCTCAATGCGTAGCAGCCGGCAGGGCGCCATTCCGAGCGAGCTCGGTTGGCTGATTGACGAACTCGACGGATTCTCGGAGCGGCTTCGCACGCTCGAGGCGCCGTCGGGCGAGTCGCTGTCCTCGACGGTCGCGAAGCTGCAGGCGCTCGTCGCGAATATCCAGGCGCAACTAGACGCATGGGTGCTCACTCGCTACGACAACGCGACCGTCGACGCGCGGATCGCGACGGCGATCTCGACAACGCTCGCCGGCAACGTGTCGATCGGCGGCGCTCTTCTCGTCCCGAACGCCTACAACACAGACATTACGTGGACGCGCCGCACGGGCTGGTGGGGGAACGACGGCCGCGCCGGCTACGCCTCGAGCTCGCGCAGGAAGAAGACGGCGATCAAGCCGGCCGACGAGGCGGGGCTGCTCGCGCTTCTCGACGTTGAGCCGAAGACGTTCCGCTACCGCGCCGAGATCCTTCGACGGACCTCACTCCGGATCAACGCCGGCAAGGATTACGTGCCGGCCGTCGAACTCGGGCTCATCGCGGAAGAACTCGAAGAGGCGGGCCTGGGCTTCTTCGTCTATCACGACGAGGCCGGCACCCCCGAAGGTATCGAGTACGGCATGCTCACGGTCGCTCTTCTCGCGATCGCGCGCCGGCAGCGCGACGAGATCGCCGAGATGAGGCAGGATATCGCAGAGATCCGAGAGGCGATGAAGTGACCGACGAGAACAAGCCGAAGAGCGAGCCGGGCGGATGGGAACTCATGCGCGCATTCGAGAGAGTCGAGAAGCGCCTCGATGGATTCGCCCGCGACTTCGTCTCTGCGATCGTGCACAACCTTCTCGCCGAGCGAGTGAAGGAACTCGAGGGCCGGCAGCAGGAAGCGGAGACGGCGGCCGAGGCGGCGGTCGACAAGGCGAAGACGGAGGCGGCGACGGCTCTGGCCGCCATGCGGACGGAGCTCGACAACGCGAAGAAGCAGCGCGCCCAGACGTGGACGGCGATCGGCCTACTCGCGGCCGGCGGCGCCGTCGGTCTCTTCTACGACATATTCACGCGAGGGCTGGGAATGGGCGGATGAGTGAACTCGTCGAGCATGAGAAGACGGTAGAGGCGCCGGCGCACGTCGTCGCCCCGTCGAGGCATGATCAGGCGAAGGCCGCCCGCGGAGCGCGTCTGTGGACGTGGGTTGCGCGAGGGACCGGCCTCGCCCTTCTCGCGGCCGTCCTTGGCTTCGGGATCTATCTCGCGACCGCGAACGCCAGCGGGCGAGCCGAGCGGATCGAGGTGCTCGTTCAACTCGACGAAGAGCGCGCGAAGGTGGATGCGCTCTACGAACAACTCCGCAGCGTCGGCGAGGATCCCGTCGTCTCGCCCGGTAGCGAGTCGCCCTCGACGCCGGGACCGTCCGGACCGACCGGCCCGCAGGGCGTGCCAGGGGATGACGGCCGCGCGCCGACGTCGGAGGAAGTGATCGCCGCCGTGAACGCCTACTGCGCGAGCATCGGCGGATGCCGCGGCGCTGACGGCCAGACGATCGTCGGGCCGATCGGCCCCGCCGGCACGCCCGGCACGAACGGCGAAACGATCGTCGGCCCGCAGGGGCCGGCAGGCGAGCCCGGCGCAGCCGGACCCGCGGGCCCTGCCAGCGCACCCGGCGCGACCGGCGTCGGCGTGCAGAGCGTCGCCTGCGTCGTGCGCGACGACCTCTCGACGGCCTTCCGATTCACCCTCACGGACGGCAGCGCCTACGACGTTACCGGGGCCTGTCTGCCGTAGGGCGTAGAATGCCCGGCATGAATGCACTCATCCCCGCAAGCCGAGCTGAAGCGAAGGCCCTCGTCGCCGCCGCGACGGCTCCCTGGTATCCCGTCCAGCGCGCCCTCCGCTCGATCGTCGGCGCGCTCGTCGTGCTCGTCCCTCTCGCGAACGGCGTCGCGGCCGCGGCCGTCGCCTACCTCACGAGCCAGACGGACGTCACGATCCCGCCCCTCGTCTTCGTGTGGCTGAACGCGATCGTCGCGGGAACCGCGCTCGTGATCGGCCTCGTCTCGCGGCTCATGGCCGTGCCGGGCGTGAACGCCGCCCTGCAGCGCGTGGGCCTCGGCACGGCGCCGGCGTCCGCCGTCGTCCTCGAGAAGGACGAGACGGGCTCCTACGCCCTCGTCGTGCCTGATCCGAAGGCGCCGGTCGCCCCCGCTATCTAGAACGGCGGCGCGACCTCTTCGCCGTCCTCGACATAGACGCGCCAGTACCCCGGCCCGCTCGGATCGCTCACAGATCCGGCGGGCCGGTAGTGCGTCAAGGCGCAAACGGGTGCCGCTGGCTCCACGCTCACGCCTCGCGCGGCCGTAGCGCCGCCCCGCCCTGTCACAAGGGGGAGAGAATCAGAGGGCTTAGGCGGGCGCGTGGCGCTCAGGTTGGGCCGCGGGATGCTCGCGACGTATTCGTCCCAGTCGCTCACTCGACCCACCCCCATACTTTGCCGCGCACGACCTGGCTCACAAGCGACTGACTCACGCCGAGGCTCTTGCCTATCACGGACTGGCTCTCAAAGTCTCGGGCTCGACGGCGGATCTCGCGAACCTTCTCGGCGTCGAGCTTCGCTGACGGGCGCCGATCGCCGCGTGCGCCGCGGCCACGGTCCCACATATCGACCGTGTTCTGCGCGTATGTCCCCGGCAAGATGTGTGCAGGATTGACACACGAGACGTTGTCGCAGGAATGCCGAGCCACCCACCGCGGCGAGGCGTCGAATAGTTCGAGCCCGTCGCGCTCTGCAGCGATTACGCGGGCGGCCGTGACGGATCGCGTTCGACTGCCTACGCGGACGCCGAGCCTCGGTCGCCCGTTCGGGAGCGTGCTCGCGTTCCACCCCCAGCACTCGTCCGGCTCGCCGGTCGCGGTGTGGGATGCAACTCGTTCTAATAGCCTGGCTAACATGATGCAACTATATCAGTTACAACACCGACGCGGGCGGCGTAGTCATATAGACGTAGGCCCGCCAGAGAATCTCGGGATCGTCGTGAAAGAGGCCGAGGGCGAAGTTGCACCCACTCGCCTGACTGCCCGGACAGAGCAGCCCGCGCACGGCGCCGGACTTGTGATCGTGATCGACGGCGAGCCGCTTCGACTTCGGCCGCGCGCGGCAGATAGCGCAGCGGCCGCCCTGAGCAGCGAGGAGCGCCTCGTACTCGGAGGGCGTGAGGCCGTACGTCTTCTCGATCATCGCGGCGTGCGACTTCGCGGACGAGCACGCGCGGCATTGCGTCGCGCCCTTGCCGAAGTCGACGACGTCGCGGAAGGACTGGCAGCCGGCGCACCATGACGTCCCCGCCGGCGCTTGAGCCATGATCGTCTTCGATCGCTTCACGCGCATTTCTTCGGGGATCATCGCGAGGCGTCGCTGTGCGGCCTCG